CATAAACTTGTCGAAGACTACTTGAATAATGAATTAGATACTACTAAGTACAGGGACATGCCACTCCCGTGGTTTATGTTCAATACTTCACAAAAAGTTTTGGATCGTATAAATAATATATACCTCCAAGAAGCAGCACTGTATTCAGATAAACTTGAACTTGCTGGCCGAGTAGATTGTATCGCTGAATTTGATGGTCAACTATCCATCATTGACTTTAAGACATCGGCAAAACAAAAACCTCAACAGTACCTTACTGATTATTATGTTCAAGAGTGTGGGTATGCTTGTATGCTTCAGGAGATTTACGGTCTTACTGTCAAACAGTTAGTAACTATCGTAGCGACAGAAGAAGGAGAGGCACAAGTAAGTATTGTTCCGCCTAAAAAAGAATATCTTTTTACGCTACAGGCATACATTCAAGAGTACAAAGAAAAACATGCTAGAAAATCTGGAGGATAAATTTATGACAACTGCGAAGTTCTCGCAGGACGTGGAAAAGGTAGCATTCGAAAACAAAATGAATTACATTGATGCTATTGTCTTTTATTGTGAGAAAAATGAAATCGAATTAGAATCTGTTCCCAAACTTATCAGCAAACCCTTAAAGGAAAAGCTAAAGTATGATGCTCAGAAGCTAAATTATATGAAGAAGACTAGTAGAGCAAAGTTGATGTTGATATGAGCGAGTTCTTTAAATCAGAAATGGTAAGGGGAGATCTTCAAGAGATGATGACTCTTCAGCAGGCATGTTTTAGATATGCCCAGACCTTCCCTGCTTTATCTCCAGAAAGAAGACTAGAATATTTTGATGTTCTAGAAGAATTAATCACCAAACAAAAAATCTTCCACGCTCGCCTCAAACTCAGTGATGATCCAGAGGCAACAGAGATGGCAGACATGATGAGAACAGCGGCTATTATGTTAGGTGGTGATGCTAACAAGTCTGTTAATGATATCTTTGATGATCTTCTTGGTAAGATCGAGAAGATGAGGGACGCTGTTAGAAGTGGCACAGGGGATTGACACCCGACCCTGTGCCCTGTTATTATGTGTAGGTGGTTGAGGGGTCACACAACCACAATCCAAAACAATCCGAGGTAATCTAATGTCTTTTGCAGATCTTAAGCGCAAGTCCCAGAACAGTTTTCAGTTCCTTCAGAAGGAACTTGAGAAGTCCAGCACCGAAAATACTGGTGGTGACGATCGACTCTGGAAGCCCGAGCTTGACGCTTCTGGTAACGGTTATGCCGTTATCCGTTTCCTCCCTGCCCCCGAGGGAGAAACTGTACCCTGGGCAAAGGTTTATTCCCATGCCTTCCAAGGTCCTGGTGGTTGGTTCATCGAGAACTGTCTGACTACCAATGGTGACAAGTGTCCTGTCTGTGTCCACAACAATGGTCTGTGGAACAGTGGTATCGAATCCGACAAAGAAGTTGCTCGTAAGCAGAAACGTAAACTGTCTTACTACAGCAACATCTATGTTGTGAAGGATCCTAAGCACCCCGAGAACGAAGGTAAAGTCTTCCTGTATCGCTACGGCAAGAAGATCTTTGACAAGATCATGGCAGCAATGCAACCCGAGTTCCAAGACGAGACTCCTGTCAACCCCTTCGATCTTTGGGAAGGTGCTAACTTCAAACTGAAGATCAAGACCGTTGCTGGTTACTGGAACTATGACTCCAGTGAGTTCGATCGTGTCGCTGCTCTGTCTGCTGACGATGATGAACTTGAAGGCATCTGGAAGCAAGCATACAAACTCACTGATTACACTGCTGACAGTGAGTTCAAGTCTTATGATGATCTTGATGCTCGTCTGAATACTGTCCTCAACACTGCTCCTCGTGCCACTGTACGTGAGCAAGCAGAAGAAGAGTTCGAACCCATCCCCGTTCGTGAGACGACAACCTCTGTCATCTCGAAGTCTCCTACTGTTGACGATGATGATGATGCCCTGTCTTACTTCGCTCGTCTTGCTGAAGAAGACTGACTGTCAGGGATCAAACATTAACTAATCCTTAACTCTAAATATACGGACCTCTGTTAGAATACAGAGGTCTTTTTTAATGACACAAACCCTAAGTAAAAGGAAATTTCAAATGAAAGCACTCGCTCTTGCCGCCCTTGCCATTCCTATGGTGACGGCACCTGCCCTTGCTGGTCCCTACGTCATGACTAAATCTGAATTCAAATTCAGCGACGACAATTA